TACGGTAAATGTTGCTACTTTACATCCTCCAGCTGGTCCTGGTAATGTTGCAATACTATTAGTTCCTGGTGCCACTGAAAGAGGGGTTGATCCTGGTACACGTACTATTACAACACCTGATCCACCTGCTCCTGAAGCTGTAGTACAATAAGCTTGTCCTGGTCCTTGAGAGGCTCCACCACCTCCACCACCAGTATTTGCTGTACCATTAACACCTTGACCACATCCAGGGAAGTCTCCACCTTTTCCTCCACCACCAGCTCCACCGGCTCCACCAGTTCGTGAACCAGGAGAATAAAAACCTCCACCTCCACCACCAGCGTAAGTTACAGCAGCATTTGTAATTGTGTTTGGTGCTCCAGCTCCACCAATACCTGCGTTTCCACCGCAAGAAGGTATACCTGCTGCAGTTGCTCCACCACCACCACCTGAAATATTATTAGTTGGTCCAGGTATACCACCACCACATCCTCCAGAATTTCCTTGAGGAGGATCTGTTGGAGGACTATTTCCTAATCCTTTAACATTACCTGGACTATTACCACCAGAAGCACCACCACCTGAACCTCCAGCTATTCTTGCATTAGGAGATGCTAAACCAGAATCTTCAGAGTTACCACCACCTCCACCTGCAGATGTTATTGTTGAAAATACTGAATCAGTTCCTGATAAACCAACTCTATCAGCGACAGGTTGTGATCCTGTACGAGCAGCACCTCCAGCTCCAACTGTAATACTATGTGGTCCTGGAGTTAATTTAACTGCAGAACCTTGTAATGGAGAAGGTCCATAACCAGAAGCACGATAACCTCCAGCTCCACCTCCACCACCTTCTTTTTGTCCGCCTGAACCACCACCAGCGACTACTAAATAATTTGTTGTTGTTTCCACAGAAACCCAATTATTATTTTTTACGAAATCATATACGGTATTCATTTGCCACATACCTGGTGCAGTTTTAGGATTGCAAACTGCAGGTTCTACAATTACTGCATAACCTGAACCACCTTGTCCACCTGCTCCACCGTTTCCACAACCGCCACCGCCACCACCGCCAGTATTAGTTGATCCCGCACATCCAGCACTTGTTCCACTTGGTGGTCTTCCTTTTCCTGCTCCACCACCACCTGGGCCACCAGCTCCACCGGGTTGACCTATACAATCTGATCCACCGCCGCCACCACCAGCTAAAGTTAAAGGAGATAAAGGAGAAGATGAACTTCCTGCTCCACCTGCTGCTCCTGCAGCATTTCCACCAGTTGCTCCAACAGCTCCAGCTCCACCGCCACCAGCGCCACCTTTTCCAGGAGGACCACTTGTGCCTCCACCATCGTTACCTTGACAAGCTGTTCCACTTCCTCCAGTAGCACAATTACGTCCACCGCCACCACCGGATCCACCGGGTGCTCCTGGTTTCTCAGCACATGATGTACCACCAGCGCCTCCACCGCCAACGGCTGTTGCTCCAGCGAAAGTTGTATTAACTCCATTAGTTCCTTTTGCAGCGCCACTAGGTGATCCTGCACCTCCACCGCCTATTACTAAAGTATATGGTGTAGAACCTGAAACTGGTATTGATGTACAAAGATAACCGCCAGCGCCTCCACCACCTGCTCCCGCAGCACCACCGCCTCCACCACCTGCTACTAATAATGCATTAACAGAAGTTGTTAACGGTTGAGTTGTAATTGTTGCACCAGCTGTTTTAGTATGAGTAACTGCACATTGACTTTCTGCTGCGTTGACTGTATTTACAGGTCCAATTATTCCGCCGTTTCCTTGCGCCATAATTTAAACCTCCTAAGCGTCGTCTAAGACTTCATATGAAATGAATAGTTCTAAGTCTCCAGTTGCGCTTGCTCCTCCTTTAAGAACATCGCCTTCCATTAAATAAATGGGAGTATCTGATACTACTAAAGAAGCATCTGCTGGAATTGAAATTGTTTTTGCTAAATATGTTGTTGCTGAAGCACCAGTTGGTGTTAAACCATTAGCTGCTCCTGTTCCCATGCCATCAACATATAAATTTAAATCTGCTGCACTTGTACCATCAACATTTGCGCATACTATTCTATTAATTTTTAATATTTTTTCTGCATCAACTGTTAATAAAGTTGCAGTTAAAGTGTTGGATAAAGCCCAACCATAATTGCCACCTTTAATATCTGTAACATTTACTATATTTGGATTTGCCATAATTTAATTCCTTCTGTTTTTTACCCGAAAATCATTGCCATTGCAATAGCTTTTCCTGTTGATATTCCAGCTGATCCAAAACTAAGAACTCCTGAACCATCAGTTACTAAAGCTTGGCCATTTGTACCATCGGCTGCTGGTAAAGTATACGCAGGCTGAGCCCCTGTAGTGCTTGGAAAACCTGATGAAACAATATCTGTCCCATTGTGGAAGCATAAAACGGTTGCTCCAGTAGGTATTACAATCCCTGTTTGACCTGTTACTTTAAATGTAATTGTATTAGCTGCTGAACTTTTAGTTGTATTATCTACAATGATAAAAGGTTTTTCAATATTAGCATTAGGGTCTCCTGCTTGTGCAGCTATATCTAAAACTCTAGAACCACCAGTAGTCCCTGATAAATTAACCCACATAGCTCTACCATCGTAAGTCCCTGTAGATCCATCTGGAATAGTTAAAGTTCTATCAGCTGTTAATGCTACATCAATATACCCAAGGGTATTCATGATGAAATTTAAATTGTTATTTGTATTTGTACCCCATGTGCCGGCATTTTCTCCGGTTGCCATTAATTGAATACCAAGACTATTATATGTTGAAGCCATTGTAAAAATCTCCTAGTTTTTTAGTTTATATGTTCTCATTAGTTTAAAGTCAATAGTATTATGCAGGTGTTTTATTCGTATAAGTAGCACTTGTTCTTGGTGTTTTATTGCTATAACTTGCGCTGGTATGTGGTGATTTATCTCCGTAATATTTAAGCACTAAACCTGGTCCATTTACACTAGCTGTCATCGATTGTCCTAAACCAACTAGACTAGCATTTGTTTGTTGAATCGTAGTAAGGGCACCATCGGATGCAGTTGCTGACTGACCAGCTAAAGTTGTTAAAGTAACTGGAGAAGCAGTTAAAGCACCTAAAGCAGTGGTAGCAGATTGCGCTGTTAACGTCATTATAGGATCAGAACTCGTTGTTAGAGTGCCTAAAGCAGTGCTTGCTGATTGACCAGTTATACCTATAACATCTGCAGGATTTAAAGTTCCTACTGATGATGTAGCTGATAAACCTACTAATCCAACTGAATGTTCATCAAGAGAAACATTTCCAAAAGAAGAAATTAATTGTTGACCAGTTAATGAAAGAGTTAAACTTGCATCAATAGTTAATGAGCCAACTGTTGTAGTTGCAGATCGACCTGTTAAACCAACTATTTGTCCAGGTATTTCTGTTAAAGTTCCTAAAGATGTTGTAGCTGATAAACCGGTTAAAGTTTCAATTGCACTTTCAACTGAACCCCAACCATTTTCACCCCACTTAAGTGTACCCCAACCAGGTTTTACTTCTATTAGTTCTGTTAAACTTCCAACTGCAGTGCTTGCTGATTGACCTGTAAGAGTAATAGTTTCATCAGAAAGATCTCCCCACTCACTATTACCCCAACCTTTAGCACCCCATCCTGTAGCTAGAACAGTAGAACCATTCCACTGAGATTGTCCCCAGGTTAGTCGTCCCCATCCCGTAGACATGGGCCTCCTATGCTATTTGAATAATTGCGTTGCCTGCTGTTTGAGCTGGAAATTGAATTGTAAAAGTTCCAGTTGTTACAGTCTTGTCTGCACCAAAATTAATTGCACAAACCGCTTTGTTAGAATTTGTTGAGTTATAAATTAAACATCCTCTTGCTGTAAATGATGCTGTTGATCCCCATGACGTACTTGCAAATAAACAACACGCAGTGTCACCAGATAAAACTGGAGTTGTGCTTGTTAAAGCGTTTCCACCTGTTGTATATCCTGTTGAAGTTGAACTCACTTCGTAAGTGCTTGTTGGATCAGCTGTACCATCTGTTGGTGCTGTGTACGCTGTAGTTGATTTACTTAAAGTTGCTGAACTTGTGTATAAAGATAGTTTAAATGCGTCTGTACCATTAGTAAAATTGTGACCTTCCACTAATATTTCTTGTTTAAAGCTGTTACAAATTGCCGATGTTATTGCCATAATTTATCTCCTATTATTGAGGCGGCGACTCGATCGGTATACGTACAGTACCATCTGTGTAATCGTCTCGTCTTCGTCTCCCTATTTGCATACTTGCAAATTTCGCTAGTTCCTGTTTATACTTTTGTTCATATAATGTCAACATGTCTGCAGGCCCTTTTAAAAAAGAAAAAGCCTCTACTAAACATGCATATAAGAGCCCTTGAGGGAAATATTTACTTACATATGTTCCAGAAGTATCAGTCTCCAAAGAAGGTGGAATCTTATTCCAATAAATAGTATATAAATAATTTTGATCAGGGGTAGGAGACATATAAATAGCACCTGAAGTAGTTGAAGTTGTGCCAGTAGCTCCTCCAAACATAGCATAATATTTAGGTAATCCTGTAGTATCTTGACCTGTTTGACTTCCTTCAGTTCCTGTTAATTCTCCAATATATTCTTGAATAAAAGTTTGATCTCTCTTTAATAAAAATTGTCCTTGACCTGTTCGAGAAGATGTAGAGTCAAATACTTGAACGCCTCTAACAAATAGACAACCAGCTGGAACATTTATACTATTAAAGTCTGTAGCTAATTGAGCATCTGATCTAACTCTATCTGAATCCATAGGAAGATCATAAGCAATTCTATATTCAGCATTTTCAATAAATCTATTTAATACAGCAGCAGTAAAAACAGTGCTGTCTACTTCAGTGTAGTTTTTAATATCTGTTTGTAAGTTTGATAAAGTGTATCCAGCCATTATGCTTGTAAAGTAACCGGTCCTACTGAGATCGGATAGCCTCCTCCTGTTTCTACAATTGTTGCATTTGTATCAGCACTAAAATAAAACCAGTTAGTTCCAAATAAACCTGTACCATTTGGACCAGTTGTATCTGTTACGCCATTAACAAATTTTCCTACAGTTATAGTGTATCCTGCAGCTTTTGCAATTGTTGTTCCTGTAATTCCACCAACTCCATCAGGAGTTCCATAAACTCCAGCAGCACCTGGTGCACCTCTAAATCTTTTTACATCTCCTGTTTTATATCCATGTCCAGGTAAATTAACATTAACAATTGGAGAACCAATTTGATAAGTTACCAAAGGATTAAACCCTAATACATCAGCTATACCAAATTCTACTCTAGCTGGTTTTGCATGTTGCAAAGCTTGTGGATCAGCGCCCACGGGTCTTGGACTAATTTGCGGTTGTTTAGGTTCATATTCTGAAGTATGTACCCATAAACCATTCCATTCTTGAACCATTTCTCTATATGGAAATGCAGCTCCAGAACGGTCTGAAATCATTAATGCATTTTTACCTTTTGAAAATTGTCCCATTATTTAATATCCTTTCTATATTTTTGTGGAATTTCTTTTTTATTAAAAGTGCCTATTTTAAATGGTGAACCTTTTGTTCTTAATTTTCTTCTTCGGCTTGCTTTTTTTCTATCAATGTTTGAAGGCATTGTTCCACTACTTGATCCTTTTCCACTTTCCATAACTTTTGATTTATACTTCTCAGGATTTCTAGCAGCTTTAAATGTTTGAGCAGCAATGTTTCTATATCTTTGAGTACGTCCTATTCTTGCATGAACGTCAATATCATCTCCACCAATTTGTCCTTTAATTCCTCGAACTCTTTTTCCACGTCTAATTCTTGTGTCTACTTTTTTTTGTAATTGTTCATCAGACTTTGATCCTGGAAATTTTTTAGATTTTTTAAGAAGATCTCCTCCTCCTTTTTTCATTATAATGCCCATTCCTTTAGTTATAATAGTCATTATATATTTGGATAATAAGTTTTCGGTGTAATGTACGTACTTGCCGCTGATCCATCCTCCTGTAAAGCTCTTTGTAATTCATCTTCGTATAATAATTTTAATTCTTGTGTTCTTTGTGGTGCAAATTTCATCGATAAATAATAGGCTAATCCCATTACCATACATGGTATAAATCTATATGGAGCATCTGTTGCGTTAGTGTATGACCCAACATCTTGAACTCTTGCTAAGTAATAAATGTTAATATAATTACTAGCTTGAGAACTTGCTGCCGTAGGGTAAATTGTAATTGTAGTTTTGTCTATAAATCTTTGAACCCAAAATTGACTTGGTGTTCCTTTGACCATTTTATTTGAAAAAGCTGCATAAGTAGATCTGTCAACTTTTGTTAAAGGTAAATCTGTTTGATCTGTTGTATTGTAATCTGTTCTGTATGAAGCAGAAAGTATATCTGTTATTCCATATATACCATTTACAGGTGCAGTAGTTGCACTTGTACCATCTGCGCTATCTCTAAAAAAATCGTATGTTTGAGTGCCCTCAGTTAAATCAATATTAGTATTTCCAATTTCCCAGAAATGAATTCCTCTATTTCCCCACTCTTGAAATAAAATATTTAATGATCTTCTAGCACTTAATAATTGATGACCAGCTGTACCAACTAATCCAATTCTTTCATAAGCTTCAGCTATAATATCATCTATAGCAAAAGTCTTATCAAATGTGTAAGAGCCAGATGTTACGTTTGCCATCTAATCTCCTATCCAGCATAAAACACTATGATTTGAGTAAAATCACCTACATCATAAGTTACATACATTCCTTCAACTAATCTTGCTCCGGTACCATAAGCTGAAACTTGACCGTTGTTTCCTCCGGCACTTCCACTTGAAGTATCAGTAGCAATTACAGTTCCCGCAGTTCCACCAGTTCTAAAGCTACATGTTCCAGCAGCAGAGCCAGATGTAGTTCTAAAACTTCCGAATACTCCACCACCACCAATTTTTGCTCCAGCAACAGCACCAAAACCAACTGTTATGTTGGCTGCTGGTTGTGAACTCATTTCAACTGCAGTTACAGTTAAAAATATTTTAGTACCAGCAACTGCTGTAGCAGATCCTGCTAAAGTTATTACTTCTGTTTGAGCGGCTCCATCTGTATCAGTTCCAGTAATAGTAGCTGTTTTTCCACCATCACCTGATCCAGTAGTTGTAACAGTAACATTTCTTCCACCGCCGTTGTGAGCAGCTGCAAGAGTTGTTTGTGCCATAGTAGCAGATGTATTTGGTCTAGCTGCAGTTACAAAGTAATCAGCATCAGCTGTTACTTCATCACTTATACGTACCCAATTCATTAAAGTTATTGACATATTTTCTCCTTAATAAAGTGCTCCCGAAGGAGCACTTTAATTATATTAGTTAGCGTCGTTAGCTCTTTGTAACCAACTACAGAAAATAAC